AATTACAAAGATATGGCACAAGAAATCTACTAAACGCAAATTCGGTTGATTGTATTTTCAATCTCTCTCTAACAAATATGTCTCTTATGTTTTGTAATCTTATTGGTGTTATTGAGATAGGTTGTGTGGAGTGTTTTAATAAACTATGACTTAATGTACTAAACCCCACTTTTTCATTGTCATCATATCCTATAAAAATTTTAATCATCTATGTGGTCCTAAATTTCCATATTTGTCTAGTATATCTTGTTTAATTAAATAAGCCCACATATCAGCATCAAAGTGAGTGACTATAAAATCTGGATTTTTAGGAGTTTCAAATATCTTGTCTGTGTCTTCAAATCTACTAACTTTTTTTGTATCCATCCAAATTGTATAATCAGCATTAAATTCTTTTCTTGTGTATTCTGTTGGACAAATAAAATCAGCAATTACATTTCTATTTTCACTTCTTGCTTTTTGAGCAAGTATTTTCATTCTTATTGATTGTTTTAATCTACCTTGTTCAGAAAAATCCCAATCATTTACTTCTTCTCTAATTTTGTCAGCGTTTAACCACACCGCATTAAACATTGGTGTTAATACTTTTGCCAATGATGTTTTACCTGAACCTGATAGACCCATTATTAAAATTATCATATTTTTGCCTCTGGACTTTTACCTGTTAGTTTTCTTTTACCTTTTGTATGGTCGTAAACAGTTCCCAATATTGATCTGGCTTGGACGTGTCCACCATCGTTATCACCTATATTATTATTTTGTACTTTCATATTATTTTCAAAAATTTTTCTTACATAGTCCCAAACATAACTATCGTGGCATTCACTTAAACTATATATCTCATCTAAATCATACATCTTTTTCATATGACGAGCATAGTTTCTTGTTTGATCGTGCCGCATATTAAAATATAAAAAACCACACTCACTATAATTACTTCCACGACCTAAATAACTCATCATACAATCGTCTTTATGAATATGTTTTTTGATCCAATCTATGTCTATTGATTTATAGAATACACTATCAGCGTCAATACAAATTAAACCATCTACATCACTTGAACAATTGTCTATGGCATGTGTGTATGCATAGACTTTATATGAAAATCTTACACCATCATGTTTAAATGATTTTACTTCTCTATGTTGGTTTCTCTCTATGAATTTTTTGAGATCAGGTATTTTATTAAACATATCATCATCTTCATTATAAACAATTAAATCAAATGGCCAATTGTAAGTGGATTGAAATCTATGAGCGTATTGTTTAAATAACTTATTGTTCCAACTAGTGACTACTTGAATTTTCATAACCAACTTTTGCTATATAATAACTATCAATAATATCTGTGACAGGATTGTTTAACTTACCCATATCAAACATTTTCAATAAGTCTTTTTTTGTATGTTCTTTAAAACTATCATACATCAATTGTTTGTCTGCGTTCCCTTTACCAGACGCATACTTTTTAACAACACTTGGCACAATTGTATCGTACAATATAGAGGGTGACATCTGTAATCTATATTTAAGAATACCGCAGTTCTCAGCAATTTGAAATACTGCTTGACCTTTTGAGCCAAACGAATAACCCTCAATGAAAACTTTTGCTGTATCGTTTTTATGTTTGTGAATAATATCCAGAACCCAAGTAGAAATGTTTGTGAATCTTTCAATAGGAGTTTTATAATCTTTAATTTCATAACCAAATATATTCTTACCAAATTGACCAATATGTTTCTTTTTACTTGTAAGAAAGTGAAAAGAACATTTGTTAAAATCAAAGTCATCACCTGCAATACAAATCGCAGGACTATTTAAACTGTAATCAATTCCAACTATCGTCTGTTGCTTCTTCTGGTATGTCACTGTCTTCCTCTGTTTCTACTTCAAATCCGCAGAACGGACAAGTCAATGGCTCAAGGTCTTGTTCCTCAATATCCCATTGTACTGTATATTTAGTCGTACAGTTAGAGCAGTGTTTTATAGCTTTTTCCATTATAGTTTAAATTTCTTAAATTGATCTTTCTTAACGTCTTGTTTTATTCCACCAATAACATAACTTTCTATCTCTGTTTCTTGTGGAGCATTTTGTGTACCTTTACTGTTTAACCAATGATCTATCCAAGGTAATGGGTTAGACTTTTGTTCGTACACAGGTGTTAAGCCAATAGCTTTCATTCTTCTATTAGCCATATACTCTACAAATTGATGTAATAATTTTTCTGATAAACCTATCATAGAGCCTTTAGAGAATAAGTAAGTCGCCCATCTTTTCTCTTGTTGTACTGCTTCATCATACATTGCATATACTTCTTTATCAGTATCTCTAATCACTTTGTCCATAATCTTATCTCTTTCAATATCTCTATAATTGTTTATAATTTTTTGTGAAACTGCTAAGTGCTGACTTTCGTCTCTTGCGATAAACGAAATAATTTTTGCTGATCCCTCTAATAATTTAAGTTCACCAAAAGCAAAACTACAAGCAAATGATACATAGAATCTTAAACCCTCTAGTATGTTTACTGTGACTAATGCTTTCCATAATTTTTTCTTTAGTTCGTACTCATCAATCTTTGATTTATCTAAATGCCATTTATGACCTGCATCAATTAAATCATCATAACATTGTGTTACCGATTGAGCTCTCTTTTCTATCTTCTCGTCTTTAATGATTGTATCAAATACATCACTAGGATTTGAATATAAATTTTTTATAATGTATGTATAACTTCTACTATGGATTGTTTCCATAAAATCCCAAGTGACAATACAACCCTCTAGTTCTGGTAGTGAACAGAAAGGTAAGAATGCTAAACAAGGACCACGACCTTGTACACTATCTAACATAGTTTGATATTTTAGATTAGAAGTAAATATATCTTTTTGTTCTGGTCTTAATTCTGCGTAATCGTTTCTATCTTTTTGTAAAGATACTTCTTCTGGTCGCCAGAAATAACCTAACTGTTGCTGTGTCAACTTATCAAATATAGGATACTTCATAGTATCATATCTTTGTACAGCCAAGTCCTCACCAAAGAACATTGGTTGTTTTAAAAAACTGACATCTTTACCTTTGTTAAAAACTGATCTACTCATTTTATTTCTTTTCCTTTATTCCGTAAAAAAATTCGTCATCATCACCAAAAGTTATCTTCTGTTTATCTTCAACAGAATATTCAATAGATGATACTTTAAAGTCAGGAAACTTTAATTGTTTCGGGCTGTAAGACTTATCAAATATTATCATACGATTATTTGGCTGTGCCGCAAAATAACCATTGTCTAGTTTTATAATATTAAATGATTTATGTTGTGTCGGTAGCTCACTAAACGTAGTATTTAGTAGATTAGGATCCGCTGAACAACTATCAATCGTAAACATATATGTACCTTCGTGCCACACCTTACTAGGACTATAATACTTAGCTCTTTGTCCTTTTAAAAATCTTTTCTCTAATACAGATATGTGATAACTAAAACAATCCCATAGTTCCAATTCTTCTAGCTTCATTTCACCTTCATAGTCTTTCTTCCATACAAAAGCTGATAGTGGAAGTTTATCATACACTGCGCCATACTCTGGTAAATAAGTTTCAAAGTATAATGCTCTACCTTGTATAGATTTAACAGTTACCCATAGACCTTCAACTAATTCGCCATGGCCTTTTTCTAAATCGTAAAGATACTCTTTCTTAACATATAACTCAATCGGTGGTAAGTTTGCTTGTAAAAACATTAGATTGTACACGAGTCACAATTCTCGTCCTCCTCATTTGTCTTATCTTCCTCTGGCACATTATCTGTAAATCCTATTGGGTGTGATGGCTCATCTATATCTTTCTTCGCATCATAAGTGTTTTGATAGTATGAAGTTTTCCAACCTAACTTATATGTCATTAATAAGTCTTGTGCCATTTGAGATAGTGGCACTTGGTTTTCTTCAAAGTGTTCTGGATTGTATGACCAGTTTCCACTTATCGCTTGGTCAAAATACTTTTGCATTACTGACACTACATTTATATAACCCTCATTAGATTTCATATCCCATAACAAAGTATAGTTTGATTTTAGTTT